GAAAAGGGTTCTGAATCCAAACGAAAATAAACGGCTTGCGGCGCTGCAAAAACTCAAGATTGCGGACAGCAATCCGGATGAAGTGCTTGATCTGATTACCCGCCTGACTCAACAAATTTTCGATATTCCTATTTGCATCATTACTCTGGTTGACCAACACCGTCAGTGGTTTAAATCCAAAACTAATACAGCAACTCAGTACACCGCACGTGATATTGCGTTTTGTGATCACACCATCCGCTCTTCTTCGGTGATGGTCGTCAACGATGCCACAGAGGATCCGCGTTTTCGCGAGAATCCGCTGGTCACCGCCGATGAGGGAATGCGTTTCTACGCCGGTGCCCCGCTTATCACCCGCGATGGTTTTGCCGTCGGCAGCCTGTGTCTGGCCGACAAACAACCGAGAGATTTTTCCGTGCAGGAAGTGGAAATGCTCTCGGATCTCGCGGCTATCGTCATTGATATTATCGAATCGCGCAGCTCGGTGAGCTTTGTGGATATCGTTACGCGCCTGCCTAACCGCCAGCGGCTGATGGAAGATATCGCGCAACTGATCAAAACGCCGGATAACACGTCCTATCTGCTGATTCTGATTGATACACTCGACACGCTTTATGCCTACGACATCGGGCGTTCAATTGGCATTCCGAAAGTCGAAAACATTCTTAAAGACGTCGGTGCTTTCCTGCGCAGTGAACTGAATGAAAACGACAAAGTTTACAGCCTGATGCTCGGCCGCTTTGCGCTGATCAAACGGCTCGATGAACAGCAGGAGATTTTCAATCAGCTGGAAATCGCCGCCGCTAAAATCCAGTGCAGCATTACCAGCGATATCCCGATCAATGTCCGCTTGCACGCAGGTTACACTGTCTTTTCGTCAACCTCTTCCTGCGCGGAAACCACCCTGCGTCAGGGTATGTCGTCCCTGCATGAAGCCATCAGCAATAATCAGCTGGTGATGCCGTATCAGCAGGAATCCGATGTTATCCAGCTACGTGCCTTCAATTTGCTTAATGACCTGATGGCGACCGTCGCGTCCTGCGAAGATTTTCATCTGCTTTATCAGCCAAAAATTCGTCTGGCTGACAAAAAATTCCAGGGCGTGGAAGCGCTGATCCGCTGGCGGCACCCGACACTCGGGGTCATTTCACCTTCAGAGTTCATTCCTCTGGCAGAAAAAACCCCGCTGATTACGCCGCTGACTAACTGGGTCATTACTCAGGCCGTAATGCAGATTGCCGAATGGCAAAAACGCGGTGCGCAGATCCAGGTTTCCATCAATCTGACGGCCAATAATCTGGTGGAACAGGATTTGGTTCAGCGCATCCATACCGCGCTAATCCTGCATCAGGTTTCCCCGTCGATGCTGGAAATCGAGTGTCTGGAAACCCAGACGCTGGTGAATAATCCGCACGCCGTCGCATCGCTGGATGCCCTGAGACAAATGGGTATCAGCATTGCGCTGGACGATTTCGGTTCCGGCTACAGCAACCTGAACTATCTGCAAAAAATTCCGGCGGATACGCTCAAGCTGGATCAGTCCCTGATTCAGGGCATCAGCAATGACAGCAAAAGCAAAGTGATCGTCAAATCGATGATTGAAATGGCGCATGCGCTGAGTTACCAGGTCGTTGCCGAAGGCGTGGAAGACAATGACACGCTGATGTGTCTGGAAGAACTGCGTTGTGATTCCGTGCAGGGCTTCTATTTTTCCCGCCCGCTGCATCACGATCAGATACTAGAATGGTCGAAACCGTACATCTGATATTCCCCGTGTAATCATTGCGAAAAATAGCCATAAAAAAACCCGCCGGAGCGGGTTTTTCATTTCGGTCATTCGCCGGTTTTCTGCCGGATATTGTAGGTTCCGAAGAAACTGCGGTCTGTTTCGAGACTGACAGGTTTCCCGTTCGCATCCACAGTAATCGAACCGGTCGTTTTGGTCAGTGCGCAGGCAAGACGAACGTCGATGGTTCGCATGCCGTTTGGCACATTTAAATCCACATACTGATTAAAGTGCAGCGACGCGACGGTCTGACCATCTAGAATCACGATCAGCGGACAGGTCTTTTCAAAAGGTATTACCGACCACTGCTCGATGCGGTGCAATCTGACATGCGTCTGGCCCGCCGGCGGTGTGGTGCTGGCATTGGCAAACGACGATTTGACCTGAAGTGTCGGCTCGTAAGGATTAGCTGCACACCCGGCTAAAAATAGAGCAGCCAAGGCCACCAGTGTTTTTTTCATCGTTATCTCCCTGAGTTTATGCACGAATAATAGCAGCGTGCGCGCATTTGTCCGACTCTTTTTAGGAGAGATTGTTGCACCGGAAGCAGACCGGGCAAAACAAAATCACACCCCAGATTGCAATGTTAAAGCATTGGGAAATTAATGCCGTGCCAAAGAAAGCCTGAATATTTCCTGTCAAAAAATGAAGTTCCTGAACCAGTAAAGTTAAACAGCCGCTCCAGAAAATTTATATCCCGCATTTCATCAAATTTAACCACAGTAAAACTAATCCGAACTCACTGATTAAATTTAAGGCAAAGCACAGCTTTATATTTCCGGAATTAGAACGAAATAATAATATTGCTGAATCAGGAAGATAAAACAGAAGGGAATGACGAAATAGGGGAATCACAACGCATTGATAACCAGATTGTTGGTGGGTCGTGGCGGGTTCGAACCGCCGACCAATTGATTAAGAGTGCATAGCGGGACTTCTAACCGCATGTTTTTACAGGCGTCTTCCGCATTCACAATGTGACATTCCTGTATATTTCATCAGATATCATGATATGAATTCATTTCCCAGTGACACAACAATGTCACATCCCGCTCACTCACTCTTCAGCATGAAGTTATCCAGGCTATCATCGAACACCACACATCCATTCCCGCATAGCCATCCTTGGCCTTCATAATCCATCACAGGTAAATTCCATGCTATTGACGTTCGCAATCAGCGTTATTGCTTTATTGGCAATAATGGCGATAAGTGCTGCTTTGATTTTAGCTGTTAAAATATGCGGGAAAATAAGCAAAAAAAAATAATCAAGACGCCGGTTCCGTAGGCCACACAATATCAGGCGCAGTGCTCGTATCTACTGCATCCACTTCCTGCGCATACTTCATCCACAACGTCAGCGTCGCCTTGTCATCATCCGTGATAATCCCTAAAGCAAGCTGTGTCTGCCACATCTGGCTAATGTCGTTGATTGACTGAAGAGTTTGCGTCTTTTGCTTTTCTGCTTCTGAAACTAATTCCACCTGTGTCATCACCGGTGCTGCGGGCGCAACAAACGCGCCATCAGTGTATGAGTACCCCACTTCAACTTGCGTATCAGCAGGCAACTCAACCGATGTTACCCCTTCGCCAAAGTCAATTTCATCACCATCCCAGACAACAGTGTTGATAACCTGACCATCTTTTATTAGGGCGAAATTACCCATCATCATTGCCATCGTCATTATGCGTACTCCTCAATAATAATTATGCCATCTTTACCGGCTGAACCTGCCGTTGCAGACGAACTCGCACCAAGATACCGGCCTTCCCCACCACGTCCGCGATACCCGCCCTCAATTGGAGGGACTGAAGAGGAGAATCCAAGTGAAGTACCCGCAGTTACCTGTACAAATTGCTGGCTCGACGCCGTGCCGCCCGATGAATTAAGAGGAGTAATTGTTGAAGTCAGGGTCTTGCCTGTGACAACACCCGCCCCCACAACTATAGAGCCGGTTGCCACGCTTCCCCCACCACCGCCAGTCCCGCCACCAAGAGTGAAGATTGAGCCAAATGAAGTATTTCCCCCGGCAGACCCGTCATTAGCACCAGCAGCGCCCCCCGCGCCTCCCGCCCCAATCACAAGAGAAACTGATGCCGCCAGTGCCGAGATGGGAATAATAACGTCAATATACTGGCCGTAAAATCCCGCCTGACTGCCACCGGTCTGGCTCGAGCTTGTCGCTGGACACCCACCACCGCCGCCGCCAGCAGCAATAGCTTTGACGCGAATACTCGTTGTCCCAGCCGTTGGTGTATAAGTTCCGCTGGCGGTGAAGGTTTGGATGTTAAGCAAGCGCCCAGTTGCCTGCCCTAATTGCATTGCATGGTTCGACTGCGTGGCTGCGGCTACAGGCAGTGCCCCGCCTGAATTTCCGCACAATACCCACGCTGTCAGCGTGCTATTCCACTCAACTTCAATAAGCCCATTAGCGATGATTTCACCGCCCTGCAATGCCTGATTCGCATGTGAATACAGTGGGTATGCTGTGTTGCCGTTGGGTGCAAATGTCGATGCGCCGGTGTTCGCTGTTTTTGCCTTGAACGTCAGGCGCATACCATCAATCAGCGTAGGCAGTTTTGGTACAAATGATGCCACGTAGGTATTTGCTGAACCGGTGTCGGCCGCATAGGTCATCGTGCATTTCTGGATAGCATCAACAATGCCAGACACAGGCAGGAATGGAGCGTTCGCGGCTAATGAGATGTTAGCAGCGGTGATTGTAGTTGCACCCTGAGGAACGGTGATTACCCATGCAGCTGTATAGCCAGTATCAACAGAAGGAGTGGTCTGTGTTCCTGTAGTTGCTGCCACTCCCGCCTTGAGAGCCACAGTACAAACGCCTGAACGAACTGTGTTCTGGGCTGTACCTGAGCCATTCGGACCGCTGTACGCTACTGACGGGTTGGCAGCATTGTAGTAAGGCAGCACGGTAGCGCCGGAATCCACATCACTATATGTCACCTGAACAAGATAGTTGATGCTTTGCCCTGCTGTAGTCGGCGCAGTCAGCGTAAATGATGTCTGACTGAGAATAATGCCTTGCTTCAGGATGGTATTAACTGTGTCGGCCGCAATCGAAGAGTACGCAGTGTTATCCATGTTCTGGACGCTGTAGATTTCTCCACGGTCAATGGTCACCACCATAGATGCTGGGCTTGCTGGGGCTGCTGTCAGGCCTCGCAGATAAGTATTTGTGCCCATAACAGTTGCGGCAAGTTTGCTCAGCGCAACCATCGTGTATTTGTTTGTGTTCAGCAAATCTGTTTCAAGGGGAATAGCCCCCGGATAAATTATTTGGCGATCCATTTATTTCTCCAAGAAATAGGAAATCGACCCAGCATATTAATTCTGAGTTGGTTGAATGTTTTTGATGGGATTAAAGATTTATTGCAGGCGAACCCACACGATAGTGCCTTCCATTTTCACTGCCGCTACGGCTTCGTAGACCTGTGCATCAGTAATAGAACCAGTAATCATGCTTTGTGACGCATATTCGCCACGAGAAGGTGTGCTGTAACCTGACGGAGTGGAACCATAACCAGCGACGTAGGGAATGCCTGAGCCTGTTGGCCTGAAAGCAGTGACAAACGCCTGATAAGGTATCAGCAACGAGCCATACCCACCCGCTACGGCATACCCTATTGCAGGGCCTCCATAAGAACCGGTATCAGCGGGTCTTTGCGGCTCGAAAATAATCGGCGCCTTCCCTGTTAAATCGAAAAGAATGTCATTTATTGCCTTACGTGTTCCTCGCTCTCGCAGAATATTTATTTTGATTGCATTTCGAAATATATCGTCAGATTGGCCTGAAGCTCTTTGCAGATTATTACCGAAAAAATCATAGGCAATAATGTCCAACCATCCATCTGTTGCGGTGCTTATTCTCGTCTGCAACTGAGCGTAGACATAAAGCGAATAACACCATGTCAAAGCCTGAGCGCATGCTGTGAGTATTGCGGTAACAAATGGATGGTCATCACCGAACCATGTTGGGGGAAGTAACGCCTTCAGGCGCGTGAGGATGTCTGTCTGGTCACCTGTCGCCATTTAGCTCACCGAAATTGTACCGGCACGAATAACCTGCTTGCCCGAGGCTGAGAGGTCAGACGTTCCGCTGTTGAGGGTAACTGCTGAGACGTTTGTTACGAGAGAACTTGCCCCGTATGCAATGGTCGCCAGTTGCGTATACGGCAGAAGCTGCCCAAGTGACAGGCTGGCAATGTAGGTCTGAAGCGCATTAGTGACGATCGTAACGATGTCTGAGTGAGTGGCGGACGGGTCAGTCGTAATGGTCATGACAACATTCGCCGTAACCAGCGTAGGTGCAAACACGCCGAAGGTCACCGTGAACCCTCGCACGGCATCAATGGCGGCATAAGCCTTATCAAGGAAGTTGCTTGAGGGTGAGCCACTCCCGTCATCAACAACAGCATAGAAATATCCGGGCTGCGGCGTTCCGTTATAGGCGTAGTTCTCTGTCAGGGTGTAGGTAACGCCGGTTTGCATGCTCGATAAGGCATAACCAATGGCTGCTTTTGTCGCCTTGGATAATGACGCGATCCAGAGAACGAAACGCGCTCTGAAGGCATCATCAGACTCAGCATCTTCACCATTTGTGAAAGTGGTGGTGTTTGTCACCGTATCGACATACTGAATTGAGCCAGAGATGACTGTGATAGTCCCTGCCTGCGCATTACCTGCCGCGCCTGCGGTATTGGCTTGCACAGGCACAGATAGCGAGCTAACACCAGCGCCGATGACATAACCTAATTGCGTAGGGTCATAGGCGGCATTAGTCGTGTCAGTGGTGACCGTATAGGCTTGAGTGCCATCAGTAGTTGTAACCTCTGAACCCACAGTGATCAGCGCCTGATTCGTGGCCGTGAACCGACTAAATGTTACCGGCCCCGTTGATTGAACCGCCGATAGACGAGAGAAGCTGAAGTCTGCCATCCAACTATCAAGGTCAGCACCTGAGCATGTAGCGGCGCGTGTAGTGACAAGCAAATTAACAATGAGTTGCTGAATCCACATTGCCACCCCTGAGTTCGATTCAGCGACGGCGCGTAAAATACTCCCGATTGCCAGGTCAACAAGTCCGGCGGCGCTAGCCTGCATTGCTGTGACCTGATCGCTCACCAGAGTGGCGAAATTTTTAATATTTATAGATGCCACGCGATTACCTCGTCACGTCAAAACTGAGTGTTGCGGGAGTGCCTGAAACGGCATCGGTGTACTGAATTGAGCAACTGACGCCCATGTCAATCAGGCTCAGAGTGACAACGGGCTCAGGTGAAGTGGCCACACAGTCTTCAAGCAGCATCTGCCCTAGGATGAGTGCCTTCCACTCATTTACGTTGACCGACTCACCGACCTTCTTGCCAAGTCCCGCCCCGTATTCTGGGTGAAACAGATAATCACCTGGATTTGTCATCAACCGACGTAATACACGCTGAGTTCCGCGCTCTGTATCAGAAACTGGACGCAGGTCACCCGTCGGCGAGGTGCTAATGTCACCGCCTATATAATGGTAAAGGTCATACATGAGTCACCTACATCTGAGTGGTCGGGATATTTGTTGATCCGCCGCCAGTCTGAACGCCGTTGTGAACGTGAACATCGAATATGTCACGAATTTTCTGGACTGTATCTTTAGCGCCGTTTTGGTCTTTGATGCTTCCAGAAACCTGTAGATTTCCGTTTATTTGAGTGTTGGCATTAATGGTAAGCCCTGATGCAAAACTCAGAGTTCCTGTGCCATCCCCATTCATCACAACGGTTGAGCCGGAGCCATCGGTCACAGTGACCTTTTTGTCGTTAGTGAGCTTGATTGAAGAACCTGATGCGTCGATTACCCAGAACTGACCAGAAGGTGGACCCGGACAGCGATCGACATCATTGAAGAACTGACCAACTGCCATTCCGTTACTTGCATTCCCAGAATCAAACTCGACAGAAATAACCGCGCCAAGCATTGGTCCAGCAACTAAACCGTATCCGTTGCCAACCCACGTTGTAGCGAGCGGTATCCATCCTGTCTCCTCTCCAGTTGGCTGTAACTGAACTTTGACTGAGTAGGTTTTCGGGTCGTAAGCGGTTACCGTTCCCTGACGTGTTCCAGTAAACCCAGCATTAGCTTGCTGAGCCCTGCCAGTTACGGCATTCATTAATGCTCTCACTGTGAAACCTCCAATGCAGGACTGTGGTTTTTCCCTGAGATGGTCATCGTGTATCCGGTATCCCAACTCAATGTACGGCGCACACTGTCGCAGTAGTAAAGCTGGTCAAACGGGCTTGCTGTCCCCTCAATTCTCACCATCGTTTCCGGCGTAAGCAGATTGTCACCAGCTGTCGAACCGGTAAATTTCATCTCATGCTGAATGACATCACGGTAGATTTTCTGAGCCAGCGCGGTAGCAGATTCAGGTGACAGACCGTTGCGTATAACCCGATAAACCTGAGTTTTCGACGTCGCATTGCCCGGTGTCGTGCCTTTGGCATACTTAGGATAAGAGGCTACGAACTGTTTGTTTTTACGCTTCGCATTCCAGCTCAGCACTTCAACTGTTACGCCTTTGGAGATCGTCAGTGCGCGAGAGAATGAAAGGTCTTCGGACATGTTGCACTGCGGGTAAGCTAGCATGCCTGGTGGCTGCCAGCGGATCACGTAGTTATCAGCTTTTGCTGGGTCAGTTACCGGCGCGAACACCAGATTCTCGCCATCGATGTAAACATTGAAGTTCTCAATGCCTGCCAGCGTGGTTATCAAGTCCCATTCCGTTTGTTCACCGGTCAGGTGCGCTGAGTCAATTTGGTAGAATTCGCCAAACCTGCCCGTAGTTGCCGTGACAACTGGCGTCAGGCCATGCCGCTGAGCAAGAATTGTCGCTATCTGCGAACTGGTGTAGTTCTTAAAGCTTTCACCTGCTGATTTGGCATCAATCATCAGCGCTGTCAGGTCTCGCCCGTCAGCAGTTATTTCAAATCGCGCTGGGTCAAAGTGCCAGGTGTCGATGTTGCCAACAATAAGACGCTTTTCATCTGTGCCGGACTGACTGATAACAGAAACTGAAAGCTCAACTTTAATCGTGGTCTGCGCCGCCCAGTAACTCAGCAAACCCATATCTGCCGGTAATGCCGATGTTGCCAAAGTCAGGTTAAACGTTCCCGCCCCACGGAATGAGTTGTTCTCAACATCAAACGAGACAAAAGGAACCTCTACCCCATTCAAAAGACAACGCCCGCTGATTTGGCGGGCGCTGGAGGTAATAATCGGATTGTTTACGTCCATTATTGGCTCGTTGGGTTAGATGGGATAATGATTGTGTTGATACCTGTCAGTTGCGGGTCTGTCAGGTTGTTTGCTGATGCCAGGCTGCTCCACAGAGATGCATCGCCATACTGGTCTGATGCGACCTGATAGAGATTTCCGCCGCTGAGTGTCACCGTCTTCACGCCGTCTGCCGTCTGCCCGGATTGCACGTTTTTGTTCAGTCTGCCGAGCACACTTTGAAGGCTGTATAAAGCCGGGGTGCGAGTTGTTAAGTCAGCCTGAGTCAGAAGATTATTGATGGTTTTTGAAATTGGGTTGCCCGGAACAAGGCCGCCCAACGTAGTGATATCGTTAGCCGCTGATTCAAGCTGTCCGATTGTCTGCTGCACAATGACCTGTGCCGCTATTATCGGCCTGACTATCGTCTGAACAGTGTCTACGGTGGCGTGTGCGATGTCTGTTACAGATTTAACCGCAGACTGAACAGTCGCCACAGCAGAGGTTACCGATGACACGTTGATAATATCTGACAACCCCAGCGCGGTACCGACATCGCTGTTCACCAGAGCATCCAGAGCGCCGGTAAGAGCATCCACGCGCAATGGAGATGCATTGTTCGATACAACGGCGACTTCAATCGTATAAGGCCGACGGTAAATAAATTCATAAGACGGCGTAAACGCAGTGATGACCACGGTGAAGCTGTAGCCATCAAGCGTCAGCGTCACCTGCTCGCCTGCATCTCGCATTCTCTCCAGTTGCGTTACCCGGTCACCCGATTGCGCCCCTGTAAAAATGCCAGACCATGACAGCGGGTCATACTCCACACCAAGCACGTCAATCGTGCGCTTGCCGCCGATCATCTGATGCAGAACTGTCTTCTGTTTGCCTGGTATCGCTATACGCTCAGGGACTTCGAAATCAAGAAACTCGAAGCCCCCGAGAATTAAACGCGTTACGGTTGGATCTAACCCCTGCGCGAAGTTATTCAGTGCGCTTGTGAACGACATGATCACCCCGTTAGTTGGTTGATGCTGCGCTTACTTGACCCGGATAAGTCATCAGCATTGATGAGTCGAAAGCACTCGGACCAGATGGGGCTTTTGTCGCTTCTCGCGTCTGATGCTTGGTGACACCGGTCGCTATCTGCTTGCCGTCCATATTAATCGTGCTGTTAACTTGGATTGTCTGACCATTCTTAGGGGGAGGAACAGGAAACGTATTCGGTTGATAAGGGACACCAGGGTTATTCTTTGCCCAGTTTTCTCTCATTAACTTGTCGCGTTCGCTCATCTCCCCTTTCTGTCCAACGATCTGGTCATACGGGCGACCCTCCCGCATAGCTTGTATTCTGTTGTAAATCTCACTCGCGTTTGCAGCTAATACGCCAGCAATAGCCAGCGTCACTACATCCGGCAAGCCGCCAAGTGTTTTGCTTAAAAGCGGCAATCCTTTTGAACCAGTTAATAACTGAATTGGAGACATCAAAGCGCCGGCCGCATGCTTCAGCAACCAGAAACCGCCACTAAGGGCTGCCAATCCAGTTACTGCTAATGCAGCCTGACCGACAAACTTCGCTAAATCTGGATATTTATGCGCGATATCCGTCATTTTCTGAAGTGTTGTAGATAGTGCGTTTAATCCTTTGGTGAATACATCAAGCAGGCCGCCGTCTTTACCCATGACTAACTGAAGGTTCTCCCACTTTTTCTGAAAGTCGATCACCTTGCCGTTGTATGTTCCGCCGACAGCATCGTATGCAGGGTTGAGTCCGCGAGCCATGCCATACGATTGTACGGAGTGCTCGATTGTCTTCATTTGCTTATCGATGAGGTTGAACATCTTGCCGCCGGTGCGCCCAAATATTAAGGCATTTTCACGCTGAATCTGGTCTTCACTAAGGTTTTGCTTTCTGTACACCGGAAGAATCATGTTTTCATAGAAATCTACAGGTGATTCGCTGAATAACTTAGAGTTGATAAGCGGATTACCTTTGAATTTCTTGATACCACCCTGGCTATTCCACTCGATTCTTTTGTTGTCCCATACCCCCATGTTAACGAGCTCGTGTGCTACCTGATTTGGAAGCTTTACAATGCCGTTTAGGCGGTTGTATGAGGTCATAAGTGCATCACCGGCAGCACTGCCTTTGAGTTCTCCAATGATGGGTTCGAGTTCGGCAAAGAGTGCTTTGTTGCTCAAATTGAATGCAGACGTACCGGCTTTTGCCATGAACTGGCGGTACTGCGTGAAATCTACGTTGCCGCCTGATGATTGAATTGCCTTAAACCCGGCATCCATAAGCTCGTTGAAACGCTGCGGGCTCTTGAGACCCCCTGCCGTCTCAACAAAACGTAACATGTCCATTTGCTTCGCAGTCGTAGCCCCTCTGGCGTGTTCATCGAGCCCCTGAGAAGCAAAGTTAATTCTTGCCAGAACGGGAGCGGCCATTTTCGCAGCTCGCAATTGCTCTTCTAAAGTTGCCGCTCCTGATTCACGAAACACACCTTGAGCCTCAGTAAAATACTTCAGCATGTCGGTAGTCGATGACCCAAGTATTTGGGTTGTCTGAGCAAAGTTTTCTGCATCTTTCCTGGCGGCTTCACCCATGCCGTACTGATTAAATTTCTCTGTCATGGTCTGGTATTTAGCAGCTTCATCAACAAAACCATCTAGAAGCTTAAATCCAAGATACCCAGTTGCCAGATTAGCCATTCCATTGCTATGTGACCCGCCGCCAGGGTAACCATTTTGTCCGCCTGCGCCTCCAGTCGGAGGCTGACCACCGCCTCCCCAGCCACCAGGAGGAACTCCATTTTTCCAGCCATTCCATCCAGAGCTTAAGCCGCCACCTGGTGAAGGCAGCCCCATGTAGCCGCCGCCTCCACCGCCTCCATAATTCCTACCGCCCCCAGAGGAAGTGACACCGGCCGCAGCACCTAACGCGAGGTAAGGCATTGCACCTGATGAGGTTACGGCTGGGAGGTTTTTAATAGAGGCTTGGGCTTTTTTTGCCTGTTCTGAAACAGAGCGCATTGCTGTGGAATAGCCATTGGCATCACGCGTTGCACGAGAAAACTGGTTGCTCATTGCCTTGTTCATTGCTGAAAAGGCAGTTGTCGCTTCCTTTGCCGCAGAGGTAACGGCTTTGATGTTCTTTGCCATCTGAACGAAGGTTTTGTTCAGTTCCAGTGCATCGCGGCTTACCTGCATCATCTGCCTGGAGATCTGATCATCCAGCGCGATTCGCACGGCGACGCGGTAAGCTTGAATATCCATGAATACCTCGGATTTTAGGCATAAAAAAACCCAGCTCTATGGCTGGGTTATATGAATTCTGAAATATTATTTTATCGGTTGAAGAAACTCTTTATAGGCATACCATTTTTCGCCGGAGCGTGGCTCTATTACAGCGACAAAAAGTTTTCCCTTATCTGGATATGCCGGAAGCAGGTAATTCTCGTATGCAACAATTTTAAAAGGCCTGATTGAATAGTTGATGCAAGAGCCGTTGTTCAACTGGCTAACATCTGCTTTACCGCCAGAGCTTGCTGTTTCCTGAATTTCTCTTGAGGCTATTGCCTTATACAGGCTTCTGCAAACCCAGCCGCCGTCTTTTAGCTCGGCTTTGCCTCCAACCTTAAGTTGCGCGGCATTTGAAATTTGTGGCAGAAGTAACGTCACGAGAGCTAAAGCCAGTGCAGGTTTCATATCTAAATCTCCGAAATGATTTGAACTGATGTTAGCACCCGGACTATGCAAAACAACGCAATTAATACACTTTGAAGCCATGAATAATTGACAGGCCAACTTCGTTCAAAAGCGAGTCAACCTTTCTTACATATGCAGGGCCGATGAAAGGCCTTGGCGGCATTTTAGGTGTGCCCATTTCCTGCCAGAAACCTATTTCACTTTTTGTTCCGACGATAGCTGCCAGTCCTACAACTTCACTTTCAATGGAGTCTCTCAGCTCGCCAGAACGAAGCAATGGTTCATCAGCGGAGTAGCCAGCAGAAACACGCTGATCCATTGTTGACTGAGCCAATGAGTCCCAAGCCTCGAATGGACCAACTGCGGGCTGGTACACGCCAAGCTCTTCTTTTGCTGTCTTCTCAATATCTTTGACGACCATGTCAAAACGCACAGCCATCTCAATGGGTATTGCTTTAGAAGAGGCTGCAAATGCATTGGCTAATTCTTCCAAATCCATTATGTAACCTCCTCATACTGCATTGTATTCCAATTGAATTTATTGCCGTCCAACTCACTCATAACGACGCCCATTGCTATGCGCTCATGTGGGAGTAGTTCGGTTATTCCAGGGAATATGACGCTGAATGGAACCCCGTTTCTCATTAAGTGACACTGATTAACGAAAGCGGGGTTCTGGGCTAGTTTTTTGCTGCTTTATCCTGAGCAGCAGCCTCTTTCTCAGCATCAGCCTCACCTTTGCTGCGCAGGTACTTATTCACGGCAGCCATGCCCTCTTTACCGAGCACTACAAGCATGCTTTCGACCTGCTTGCTGTTTACTGGTACAGGGCAATCATCGCCATCCAGACTCTCGACTGAAGCCACCGGGAACACATACATGTTCATGTACATAACATTGAGCGCATATTCAGCGCCAACCGCACATGTCAGCCTGGATTCTTGCAGCGGGTTAAGTTCACGGAATTTAATGACACGACCTTTAGAATCGATGATCTGATTCGGCTTTTCTTCCGCTTCAACCGGAACTTTTTCTTCTGGGTTCTGATGCACTTTTACATTAGCCATTTTATTCCCTTATCAGCCGACTTTCTTACGGCGGTTAGCAGTCCATGAAAGGACTTGGTCGACTTCTTTGTCACCGGATTTTTTACCGGCATCAGTGAGGTGATATGAGACACCTTCATAGCGGTATACGCTTACCGTGCCGTTAGATTCGGTGATGGTTTCAGTGATGGTTCCGCGCTGCTGGTCGATACCGTTGAAGTAGTTATCTTCCCATTGAGCCCAGAAGTCATCGAGCGTCCCATCCATGCGCTTAGCAGTAATGGTGCCGTTCCAACCGGTAGGGATTTGTAATTCATCGGTGACGCCATTGAGCGGCGTGATTTTGTTGGTGGTTAACTGAGGTTTTGAGTCGAATTCCATGATTTTAGGAATTCGAAGTTTTCCGGTAGGCGTGTTGATGTCGACGGCGACATCACGACCCATTGTGTAACCTAAGCTAGGCATTGGCGCACTCCAAAAAGAAAGCCCGCCGAAGCGGGTCTAGGGGTTATTAGTTAGAAACAGTGACGGAGACGCTGCCGCCGCCTTCCAGGTTGATCAGGAAGTAGCGAACCACGTTGAGGTATTTGACCTGTACGTCGGCGATCATGTAGCCCAGCGCGACTTGTGAGTCTGGGTTGTTGGAAGCGTCGATTTTCACAGAGAACGCCGGACCACCATTCGGATCACCAATCATGCCTTGCAGTTCAAGGTTCGAAAGGAATGACTCGATGGTGCTTTTTGTTTCTCGGCGCAGGTCAACTGTCTGGTCTTGGCCTACAACATCGCCGAAGCTTGCTGCAAGGGTCAGTGCCAGATAGTTGGTCATGCGGGTATAGGTATCATCGTTGGTCGTGCTCAGAGAGCTGGTATTGCGACCTGACCGCATGCCGTAGTAATTACCGCCCGGACATGGGTTGGTGATGACGTCTAAACGCGCTGAGTTAATTGCGCCGATTTCAGTGATTGAATAAGGCTGGTTAGCCAGATTGCGCTGTGTGGAAACCACTGTACCGATGGACTTATTCAGCGTTGAGATGTGCGGTGCGCGTGACGCGATGTTGGCAGCCTCGAAGGTTGCCGGAGCAATCATGCGATTGATGCCATTAACCGTGTCTACCCAGTAAGGCCAGTCACCGACGATGGCTTTGAATGCATAGCTGTCTACACCAGCGGTGTTGAGCAAAGTTGCCAGTGCCGCATAGGTGGTGCCTGCCGCGCCCTGCCCGATAGCATAAGAGCCTTCATCCAGCGCAAAGGTCGACATGGTAGGCCATGACGTAGTGTCGGTCACATCTACAAGGTTAATTACCTGCGAGTTAGTGCCGCGCAGCGCATACATCCCCTTGCGGGTAGTGCTTGTGCCGTCTGTGCCGAGCAAGACGGTATCAGTGATGGTGGCAACACCGTCGGTACCGCCGGTTAGCGTATATGTCAGCGTGACGTTTGGCAGAGCGGTACTCGTGCCGATAGTTGCCACAGCCAACTGACTTGCACCACGAACACTTGTTTGACCGTTGTTCACTGCACTGACCAGATTCGCCCAGAGTGTTGCGCCGGTTCCTGCGATGTTATCGAACACCTCCGCGCTTTGACCAGGCAGATTAATCGTCAGTTTGAACGTGTTGTTCGCGGTGCCGGCCGTAATCGCTGCCTGCATCGTATTACCACGTGTGCCGGTGTAGATAGCGGTAAGCGTTGCGCCGGTTACCGGAGTTGTTGCCACGTCCTTCAGCGGGATGCTTGCCGCTACATCAGTGCCATCTGTTACGCGTACGGCGTTAATGTTTGTTGCACCCAGTTGAAGAGAAATGGCTACCGCAGTGGAAAGGTCATATTTCCTTACCTGCTGAGCACCGAGATATTGAGCCTGATCGTTAGCTGAGCCGATGAGATAAGCGCTGTTTACTGGCCCCCAACTGCCAATCCCTACAATACCGAGACCATCAGTGGCAACGCCGTTGATATAGCGGGTTTTCGGAGTCACCACCTGAACGTACAAATCAGGAGCCGTGAGCGCCGTCGTATTTAAACTGCCTGACTGATAAATCGGCATGTTTTTACTCCAATAAAAAACCCGCTCAAGGCGGGTTCTGATGTGAATTTAGGGAGAGGTTTTAAGCGGCGCGTTTAATCACGTATACAGCCTGCTCGCCTTCGATAATCTCTTTAATCAGTGATACGTCCGTAATCTCTTCACCGATTTGGTAATCAGCAAAGGCGTGGCGAACAACCAGGATAAAGCCAAGCCCTTTGCTCGATGCGCTGGTTACGGTTGAAGTGGCAGCGGGTGCCAAATCGTCAGAATCTGCCATGGTTTACTCCAGAATTGTTTTGATGGGGTTGTTTGATGTGTCTGTAATATGCATGACAGGTGCGACGACCTGAGCGGCATCGATTGATTGGGTTGTTGCGTAGTTCACAGTGTAGATAAAGTCGCGACGGTAAACGAGATAGTTCTCGCTGGCATCGGACTGAAACGAACGGGTGTAAACCATGTAGGCCGGTGCGCCGTCAGAGAGTGAAATATCGCTCTCTTCTGACAGGGCTATATCAAGCGCTGAAGCTATCGTGTCACGCAGAGGTGGCGTAGGTGCCCAGATGGTTATCTGGAAGTCTTTGGCCTGCCTGCGTAGCTCTCTAGCTGCTGTACCGATGCCACCAGTACGAGCCACGATTGAAATCCCGCTTGGAATTGTCACGACAGCGCCGACACTCGTGGCACCTGAAATCTGAATCGCCATTGCCGTTGCGATAGTCGTCAGCGTGTCATTGCTCTGCACTGAGTAGTGATAGCCGACTTTATCAATCAGGAAATATACGTTAGTTGGCGTTGATACCGCACCGCTTAAGGTAACCGTCTGTCCTGAAACGGTAGCAATCAACGTTGGTGTTCCCGTTGTGATAACTCGGTATGGTCTGCCAAGCGTTGAGTTGATTTTTTTCTCGGTAGGCAGCGGGTAAATGGTGATGTGTACGCCGCCATTGTTGATGTCAGTTTGCAGCTTATTCGGAACCGGCCAGCCTGGGTAAACTTTGACGATTGTGCCGGTTATGCTCGGTGCGCCCGTTCCGTTCGGGTAAGCCACTGCCGCCGCCTTGGCAGCCAGCAGGTTCATTACGTCTGATTGGTCAGCCATATCACACCAAGCCCTGCATGGCCGTAACTCGCCATCCCATATCAGTGAGTTCAGCGCTGGAAACTATGTATCTGCGGCCGATGTCATCGGTGATGACGTCACTCGTTCGCAGGATGATGTCGCCGTAGGATGGGAACAGTAGGAGATACCACGGAGTTTTTGCATCTGCTGGCAGGTTGACTGGTGATTTCTCACCCTTCGTGCCATTCAGAATGCTTGCAGGCCATCCAGTCATCAACGCGACTTCGTTTTCCGCTGTTGTTCCGCCGTAACCAATCACACCACCCGCATCTTCCTGACTTGTTCTCAGCACCGAAATAGTCCGGTTACACTGAACACAGTAAATTGGAAGCGTGGTTTGCATTGCGGCCACAAAGAACACGCCGTCTTCAGCATTTGAGAGAAAATCACCGACAACAAACTGACGCCCGTCAAATACGCCTAGCCATGTAGCCTGTCCGTACTTGTTCGGCGCGCTGTAGTTGAAATTGGTGGTTAATGAAGCGTTGAGAGATTGCAGAGGCGTAGTTTGCAGTGGATTGAATGCGCTGGTAGCCCTGAACTGCTGAGCCACGTAGCCAATCCTCTGCGCTGCTTTACCATAGCCGATATAGACTTTGTTTCTCAGCTTTGCTGCGTCCATATCAACCCCTTACAAGTCGCGTTCCGCCCTGACCAAGGTTCGGCCCTGGTGCAATACCGATGAATTCACACATCTGACGACGCCAGAGGTTGTAGAGCTTCATTCGGTCACTAACTTCATTCTTGTTGTGAAACCAAACGGCAGCCTGATCTGTATCGAGGTTGTCGCTTGAATCAGTCACCGCCGTTTCCAGTCCGCTTATCTTGGTCAGAAAGTTAACGAGAATAGTTTCTTCTTCCGGCCTTAGGTTTGTTAAGCGGTGATAAAGAGTTTGCCACGTACCAGGTGATACCCAGCCATAGGCGAAATCGCGGCTATTATCAGCAACGGTGTCGCCAAGCATCGGGTAACCCGCAAAACGCCTCGTGTCTGCCAGTTGCTGATCGGTTAGCATTATTTAGCCTCGTCTTTCTTCTCTAACCAGCCGCCGGAATAGTAGTTCTTCACTTCGTCTGGGTGAACTTGTGCTTCGTGCGGTGCCGGATGAACATCGGCATCACGTACCATTGTTACAAATGCGATTTCTGGCTGACCGTCATCGGTGCCATCAGCTTTCTTAGCCATGTAGAATCTCCGAAATTAAAGCGCCGCCAGTTTCCCAGCGGCAGGCTTGATTAACCCAGCAGGATTGCCGTGTGAGCAGGTTTGATGTTCTGGCAGCCCCAAGCGGCAGCAATTTCGTAGCGAACGCGACGATACTGTTTGTACATGGAGACTTCGAACGCCATACCGGTACGCGGGTCTTGGATCATGATGCGGTCATCAGCCATATCACCTTCTTCCGGCAGTGCAGGAGCACGAGTTGCCAGAACAATCGCAGAGCGACTGAACGCGAAGTTGGCTGTGAACGCCGACACGACAGTGATGGCAGAGCCAGTTGCTACCGCCGCGCGAAGACCAGGAGCGCCGATGGTGAATGAACCACCAGACAGAGCTGTGGTAACGACGTATTTGTATGCGCCAATAGTCGCAACGTCACCAGCCAAAATTGTGCCGCTACCAGTCTGAGCAGGGATTGTCGTTGCGCCAACAGCAAGAGCGCCGTTTGTCACATAGCTTGCACCGGTACCAGGAGTGTGTGATGCCACGCCCGCAGATTCACGAATGGTGAAGCCGTGCAGTTCCAGCAACGTACCCTGAGCACGCAGAGCGGTAGTACCGGCTTCGTTCGCTTTGGTCAATTGAGCCAGAGTACGCAGTGATGCGCCGGAAGTGGTGTCAATAACGCATTGCAAGTCGCTCAGCGGAGCACCGTTATCAGACAGGATTTTACGAACCTGTGCGGTATCGCCGAGGTTGGTTGCAAACGGAGTTGTTCCCGCGGTGCCAGATGCACGAGAGGACAGGAAAGCAAGGTTGCCCAAGTCCACTTCGATTTCGTTAACCAGCGTACGCATTGCCTGAGCAATCTGGTCGCGCCGAATATTTGCATAACCCGGGCCGGTGATAACACCTTTCTGTTCTTCACCAGTCCAGCGGAATGGAACCATGCGGGATTTGGTGATTGAGAACGGAATGTTGCTGATGATCTGGTCACCATCATCTGGTGGCAACTGACCCGGTGATACGTTTTCAGCCGGTGCAGCCGGAGTGATTGGAATGCGGATCGCCTGATTAAGAGAAGCGCGTTCTGCTGTGGCATCCATTGTAACGGATGGAATAAAGCCAGACAGTTCGCGGGACACGACGTCCAGTGATGCGTACAGGTCTGGAATAAGGCTGGTTAAGGTATTGGACATCGAATTTGATTCCTATTAATCGGTAATTTGAACGCCAGCAATCGCCTGAGCGCTTTGTTCTTGCGGACTCAGAGATTCAAACTGGGAGCGTGTAATTGTTTTAGCGCCCGAACCACTACCGCCACCACCTTGAGCACCCGAACCAGAGGAACCGGTGCTTTTGAGGATTTGGTCTTTGTACGGGTAATGCTCGACGAGGATTTCCATAGCTTCATCAAACTTCGCGACTTCGCCAGGATTGCTGCGGCTGAACAGTTTGTTGCCTGCTTTGTCGTATGCGACGACTTCGCCACCTTCAAGTTTGAAGTTGCTGCCGAAACGTGCTTCTGCCAGGTCGAACGGGATGGCGAGTTTTTCGGTAATGAACTTGGAGCGGGAGAAGCTGCCACCGACTTTTTCGTTTACCAGTGCCGCATTCAGATCATCACGCTCTTTGAGGACGGGAGCATATTTCTCTTCAACAGCCTTGATAGCCTCGAGCTTGACCTTTTCGACTTCACCGGCATCCACCAGCTTCTTGTCATCGAAGTTTTTCAGGGTTTCGAGAGCTTTTTTCGCTGCGGCTGGGTCTGCAATCCCGTCAAAGGATTTCAGTGCTGTTTCAGCAGTCTCAGCGCGTTCCCGGTGTGATTTGGCTTCACCGTTAAGGCGTGAAATTGTCGCCACAGTACCCACTGCATCGAAAGCCACTTCTTTGCCATCGTCATGCACGTATACAGGCTTGCCATCTTGAACAACTACATGGCCTTGTTCGTCGAGTTTCAGTTTCATACTGGTCATCCAACCTTATTTCGTGAGCCATCCGACTCGGTTCGCTGGTCTGCATCCGCAGATTTCAGCAATAAAAAAGCCCACGCGTTATGCATGGGCTGGTATGTAGTGATTTGGGGGATTTACGCGCTAAGCTGAGTGGTTCCCGGTTTAGGCGGTTGAGATTTAATCTTCTCTTGCTCATCGCTCCATTTCACTTCAGGACTAATCATCCCTCGGCGCTGGATTTCGCTGAACAGTGTTTCATTAGAAAGCGTTCCGGCTACATTCATTTCCATCAGAATATCAGCTGATGCTTCTGCAAGAGATGCTGCGCCGAAGTCGCGGAAGATGGAGATATGCCCACCATTGGGCAATTTAATCCAGTCAGCAAGCAACTGAAGCGCTTGGTTAACCGCATCATTGAGGTCTGCCACGATACGCTGCAAAGCACATGTGCCGGATTCGTCTTCCGCCATCGTCTGTGCGACCGTAACCCGACCTGGCTTCATGACAAGTAATTCAGCTCCTATCTGGAGCATCATGTCTTTTAAGTCCTGAAGGTCTGTGCGTCCGGCCTCAATAGCCTTTCCGGTATGCTCTACATACTTGAGGTCAGCATCTTCCTGCTCTGATAGAACCGCGCAGGCCGCGCCAATGGTGATAGATTCGTCGTCAGGTAAACCGAGTCTGCGTCCAAAGAGAACTGGCACGCGTGCGACGTGCAGAATTGTTTGCTGGTCACTTTTGCTTTGCCAGTGCTCCACGTTTAGGTATGCAAGCTCTGCCATTGGGGGGCGTGAGCGCATGAAGCCAATCTTTTCACCGTAAATCGGCACGAAGGGGATCTTATTCAGGCTTGTTTTGCCTTCTTCATGCAGAGTCCATTCATCAACGCCTTTGGTGTCATTTCTTTTCTTGCGGTACGTTCGCCATTCACCAATGTCGAGAACTCGCACCTGCTCTATCAATACTTCCTTGAATTCGTTCTCAGTTTCTTCAGAAACCATTTCCACAAAGCGCAACTGGGTAAAGACTTCATAGCCATTTACACGCTTTGATTTAAAGTCCAGCAGGCAATTACCTTCAATCTTCACGAAGTAAGGCCGTAGACCTAACGCCTTTTCTTCCGCAATTGTCTTCACGCCTTCAGAGTGAGGATAATCAACCAGTATTCCAGAGATTCCATAACCAAGCGCGGACTCGCACACATTAGCCACAAAGCTATGCAGGTTTGTGCCTTGGAGGTCTATGTCTTCGAACATAGCCAAAATCTCTGGCGGTACATCTTCACCAACCTGAATTGGACGAGAGAATGGCTTACCGCTCAGCACTTCTATGGTGCGTGAGAATGCAGGAAATAACGTTGCCGTCTCTTTCCGGTTTTTATAAAAACCTTCGTCTTCATTAGGCCACTGGGGTAAATATGTTTTACCGGCCTGCCGCATTGCTGCTGTGCCGCCGAGTAAGGCAGTAATCATCGGCCAACACGTGGCGATGGCCTCGATCTTTGCTGACCTCTTGCGAACGTCATCAGTCATTTTGTTTTCCATTTATGCGGAGAAATTGCGAACAGAACCGCGCTTATGAACGATTGGGAACATGGAGACGATTGGATATGTGCCGCCGTCATTGCCGTGGTCGAAGCCGCCTTTCTTATCCGGTGCTCCGTCAGGTGCGTATACCTGCCGCTCTTGGCATTGAGTAAACTTCGGGCACTTCTGGGTATTAATCAGTAAGCGGCGCTCGCCGTAGGTGTTGCACAGCATTGCGTTGTGGGCATTAACGCGGTCTTTCACGGCTGGATTTGAAGCATTGACCTTCACTTCAAACTTCGCTTTCCTGAGCAGAGCTAAATCTGACTCACTCGCGTTGTTTGTTTTACGATTCTCACCTGATGCATCGGGGTAAATAAAGATACGATGTTCTGAATACCGCTTTTCGATATCAGCAATCATCGCTGGCGTGTCGAACACGTCCATAAACTCATCTACAGCGTGAGGGTTGCCATCGCGCAACACGTAGACAACGGCGGCCATCTTGCTGACGTTGAAGTCCATACCGATGTGCAATTCATCGCCAGGCTTGACGGTATCATCAGTGTGATTGAGGCGTCGGTCGAAGCAGTAATAGACGACGCCCTGATAGTTCTCAAAGCTGGCTTCGTACTCCTGCCGATATGTGCGCGGATCCATTTTCCGTTTAGCTGCATCTATCTCTTCTTGCGGGACGTTGCCGCCCTGCACTGAGGTATAAATCCAGCTTTTGTGATCTGGCTGCCTGCCATCCTGCCCGTCTAACCATGAGTCGTAGCAGTGGTTAAATCCTTTCGGCGTACCTATGCGTAAGGCGTGGCCTCCGCGCCGCTCCACTCCATCAACCGTATATTTGCAGGTTGATAGCATTGGGCGCAGCACTTCTTCCCATGCTTCATATGGGCAGTCCGCCCATTCGTCTACCAGCGCAAAGAACAAGCCAGAGCCACGCAGAGCGTCGTAGTTATCAAGCCCCACAACACGCATGATGTGACCCGAACGTAGCGTGATACTGCACTCCGTTTCGTTTGGCTTGCCATCTCGCCAATGAGCGGGAATTGCTTGCTTAAGGCGACGCCAGAACACACGCTTGGCCTGTTTGAATGTCGGAGCGCCGTACCAGATTTCATCTTCAATACTGACATTCCAGTTTTGTGCCAGTCTCGCAGCACGGCGCATCTCAGCTTTACCGAGGAACGTCTTACCAAATCGACGCCCACACACCGCATCGCGGAATCGCGCTTCAGGCTGCCAGCCCCAAACGTAGATGTTCGCTTGCTTTGGTGTGAGTACGACAGGTTTAGAGGATAGGTTTGCCAGGGATGTTTTCATCTGGTGTCAGCGCCTGTAGTTGATAATCTTCTTCAACGCCTTCAGGCCGATCAGGCTTATTGGATTCTGCACGTAACCGCGCATTTTCCAGTTCGCGTTTTTCTGCTTCAAGTTGCTGAATGCGCTTCGCTGCGGGGGAGTCGAGCATGCCGATGTGTTTCATCACGCGGTCATACATGGCTGAGCGATCGAGCGTCATTATCTCAATGCCGTCTTTAGTGCGCTTTACGCCATTGAAGGCCATTGCAGCTACAGGTGATAGCTTTCGGGTGTCATGGAAATACTCACGCGCCTCCCCTTCACCGCCGCATATCGGACAGTCTTCGTTGGGGTCACGAGTTCGCACATAACCGAGCCCACCCTTAATGCTTGGGAGTGGCTTCTCTCTGGCTTCTGCACGTTCACATGCGCGGTTGTATTCTTCTTCCGTCCACTGATAGCCGAAGCCTTCACCCCAACAGTGGCGACAACAACCTCTGCGCAATTCAGTGAGTTCACGCATGTCTATGGTTGCCATTTGCCACATATTTGCGACGATTTCGTCTGCGTTTATGAGGGTGCGAACAGCTAAGGCTTTGAGTTGCTTGTTTATTGCGGCTGAAACCTTTGGATTTCTTAACAATGTTGACGATGTCGATGCTGCACAGCTTTCTGTATACCCGGCTCTTATGGCTGCCTGAGTTCCATTTCTGTCCTTAACGTATTCAACGACAAACATCGCTTGCTGATGATTGATATCTTCATCGGCCATTAATTCTTCTGCGCTTTTGGCTATTTGCTCAACGTGCGCATTCGCAGCATTGGCTTTCGCAACTTTCTGCGCATTCGCAATTTTGATATGACGCTTCGCTGTTGAGTAATTTAACCCTTGAGCCTCGCACCATTCCTTAGGGGATATGTTCGTCTTGGCATGGTCGGCGAGGAACTCTTGTTGTTTGGCTCCCCAATCCGGTCTTGCCATATTCAGTCCTTCGGCTGCTGTTGAGCCTCTATGTGGTTCATCATGAAGTTGTTCACTTGGCGAGATAGCCAGCCTGCCAGATAGGCGAGAGGCTCTTGGTTATCTACTGATACCTTGATGCCAACGAGTTCCAGTATTCTCCATGCTGCGTGGACGCACTCATGGGTCAATGTCTCGCTACAATAGTCTTCTAACGTTCTGAAGGTGATAGCGACATAGTCAATGCCTTTTGAGCACTGAAGGACGCTTACCATGGCTGAGTAATTTGTATCTATGCTCTCGTAGCCGAGAAACTTGTCTCCAGCCACTTTGGTGGAGAAGACCATCACACGAACGCCATATAGCGGCACCTTTAGTTCTTTCGTCGCTTTCAGTGCCATGGTCACCTTCTTGGATTTCGCAATTCTTCTGCCACAGCTTGCTCGGGCTGCTATGACCGGTAATTTCGGGGCATTCTCCGTTATCCAATAATCCATGCGCTCTGCAGTGAGGAGATGCGTCATAGCTAACATGGATGGAGGCGAGACAGAGCAGCTCGCGAATGGGTGACTCGTGAGTCTGCTTTAATGAATGGGCTCACTGAGATAAACAGGAACTTCGATGTGGTCAATCATCTCGCCATCATTGTCGAGCGGCGGTGAGATGATCCCGAAGAGCTGCACCTCTCCTTCTATCAGCCAGGCACTCTCTACGGTGATAACGCCTTCCACATTGGGGATGTAGCGTCGCTGGCCTATCATGGGGTGATTCTCAATAATGCGTCCCATGTCTTCTTCAAATAGTTCCATGGTTCACCCCGATGATTATTGAATGAGGTTTCGCAGCATTCATCACGGCTCACGCAGTTAATGTGCCACTTACGGCTTACCCGTCAGCCAGATGAGATCACCTCCTGCGTAGGCAACACACCTAATCCCTTGTCGGGGGGAATACGTCATTATCAAGCGCCTTGGTAGGAAGACGCTTTGTAATGAAGAGCCGTTGTGAAAGAGGCTCTTTTTGTAAACGCGCTCAGATTTGAGTTGGTTAAGCAGCTGATGGATAGATTAGCTTTAACTGGCCTTTTAGCCCGTAAGCGGCTGTGCAACGAGCCTCAAAATCTTTGTAATCTACGCAGCCATTTGCGAGAGCTGTAACTGACATAAGCTGATGCTCTACTGCAATCAGTAATTCCGGCTTTAGGAATTGGTGAATCTTCTCTCGTCCATTAGCCTTGTCTTTTATAGATTCGTAAACGACATCGGGAAGAGCTACTCCATATACCCAATCAGCAGTTATTTTTCCGAACAATGCCGGGCAGCCGCCGACATGACCGTTGTATGGGAGGCGAGTCAACTTGGATAGGGCTGCATAGAATGGGTCTTTAAACCGCTTCTCCCACGTCGTCGCATCCTGATGGGTAAGTAGCGCGATGATCTGCTGATCTGTGTAACTGATAACTTGGCCACGAACTAATGAATCTATCTGCTCATCGCACCAGATTTCGAAATCTACAGAAAGCCACCGAGCAAAGCGCACTGCTAGTTTTGGGTGAAGCCATGTGCCGCCACCCCGATCCTTTCTTGCTTTGCTTGTTTTTACATACGGGATTTTCCCGCATCTACGCTCAAGGGCTTGAATGTATGATTCAGTTTCAGGCAAGCGGAGGAATTCGTTAGGCAACTTGCCAAACTTTTCAGCTGCTGTTGTGGCATCAATCCAGCCATCCTCCATAAATCGCATAGAGTGACCTTCGAAATTAATCGGAATGATATTGCTCATCGTGTATTCCTTTTGGAAATGACCCTCAGTGCCCAGAAATGACAGCCCATAGAAGCTCACCAGCTATACCGGCATTCCTCTGAGGTTCATTTCCAAACAGGATCTATGGTTTGATTGCGCCGGGCATGGCGTTTAATTTACTGCGGACATAAAAAAGGCCGCCCGTAGGCAGCCTCTTCATGATCTGTGGTGTTAAAGGTATTTCTTAGCCAGAGCGACCAGATCTGCTTCTGCCTCGTCACCGAGGTTTTCGACGCCGTGCTCAACGAACGCTACAAATTTAGCGAATGCTGATTTTTCTGCTTCCAGTGGAGAAGTCACTACTGCAACCGGAGCTGCTGGTTGAACGTCTGCTGCTACGTCATCAACAACTGGTTGCGGGTCTGCTACTGAATCATCTAATGGTTCGGACATGATAGTTTCCTTGGTGAATAGGTTTTGAAGCCATGCGATAAGTTTGTTCATTTCTTTGCGCTCAATGCTGCGTATGAGGATTCACACGCTAATCCCCTGACTCTTGACTGGTCAGCAATTGCTGCCAACTTTGTTGCTCTTTCGTCAGCGCTGCGGAACAACTCGGCGAGCACAGTGGATCCACTGATTGTTGCTTGGCCTGCTCCGGCAGTTGGGGATTTACAGGCTCTTTCACGCTCTGCAAGTCTGGCGGCAAGCTTGTCTGCTTGTTTGTGCAGGCTGTCAGCTGTATAAGCAGCAACGGCAGCATCACTGTGAGCTGCATCAATCTTGTTCTGGGCATCTGTAGATATCGCATCGATTTCACCCTGTTTGCGTTGTTCTTCGGCGCGGACTACGGCTTCGCGTTCTGCTAATGCGAGTGCGTCGGCTTTATCTCGCTCACTCCATTTGAGTTGCCATGAAGTGTCTGCCGTGTCGTAGCCTTTGAAATAGCTTCCGGTGACGAGTCCCAGCAGAAATAAACCTGCGATGAGCGGCTTCCAATACTTCAGGAGAATGGCAATCATGGTTTGCCGTCCGGCTTTGTCTGGTCAATCACTCTGGCCACTACACCACAAATGGCGATGACTGCCGTTATGGCACCCATCAGAGAAGGAGGTATTGACGCTTTCAGTTCGGGAGGTAGCCATACCCATGTTGAAGGAATGGCTCCAGATATGACCAGCGCATGGATGGAGAACCATTTCCAGCACTGCTTCCAGTTCTCTACTAAACGCATAGAACCTTCTCCGCTATTTTTAAGCGTGCTTGCCTGTCAGCAAGGCCGTTGAAGCCGCCATTAATTCTTTTGGTCAGCCCAGTAAAATCCCCGGAATCAGCAAAGGTATTACACCCGTTAGCCTGCCAGAACCACCCAGCAGAACGAGCGGCGGGAATGTCTTGTGTAAGCAGGTCAGGATTTGCAATCAAGTCCAGCCCCAACACTTTCCCGCAAGCCAGATAGTTGTCATGAAAAGTGACCTGCTTCAGGCCACGACCACGAAATTTATATCCATCACCTGGCTGAGTGTTTCCGTATCTTCCACCGTAAACAATATTGGCGATGGCTTGCTGTCGTGCCGGTGATAACGCCAATTCGCCATTACCACGTCCCAGTTGTTCACGCTGTGCAGCTGTCAGTCGAGTTCCGAAAACAGCCAGACCTGCTACTGAGTAATTGAACGATTCGGACAACTGTTTAAATCCAGCAGACTCAGTGCCAATTTGTGCAATGAACGCAGCCTGACGTTTTGGCGTATCGATACCAAACTCTTTCATTGCAGAAACAAGCGGATTGAACCAGCGAGCAGCCAGATCAGCCGTGATGTTGGCGGCAGCCATAAACTGTGATTGATTCATGCTGATCCTCACCCAATAATTTAAGGCATCTTGATTCCAGTAAAACGCTCCCAAAAATAGGTGAGCACTACTGATCCCATTGACCCGCTTACACCAGCGGCAAAGAGGATGTAATAAATCGACAGTCCACTGGCGATGCTTAGCAGACCTCCGAGAAGCCCGCAAAATCCTGAAACTGCGATCTGTGCGATGGCTGCCCCCCAACTCCAACTGGCTTTGTTTTGCTTAATGTCGATGAGGTAGCGAACGAGTCCGCCCCAACATGCGACGCCGAGGATTATCAGCCATGACAGCCCGGCCAAACCTGTTTCTTTGTCCGGCATTTTTTTCATTTCCACCCCCATTTAGGGGACTTGTTCAAAATTAAGAGTTTTCACGTTGTGGCTTGAACAAATCCGATATAAGTTCATCGTGTCTGATCAGACGGATGGGTCTTCGGTTTGTTCGTGATTCAAAGCACGAGCTGATGGCGGGGAGATGTTCAAGCACCTTCCCGTCGCCCATTTTCACGACGCTTCATTTCTGACTAAACATATAGAGGTTTACCGCCGCACCGTTGTCACTGTGCAGATAGGAGTATTTTCGCGGGTGATGACTGGTTTTGGCGAGACGGTAAATTTAGGAATGAATGCGCGGTTCAAGGGTCGAGTTTTCAAGGTGACGCACCCCACCTTCTCATAACGGCTTATCTCGACTAGCCTACACGTCTTTCCGTAGTGTCATTTGGTACCTGAGGTAGCAGGTTAGTTGTGTGGTGGCCGGGACTGAAATTTCCGGCATCTCTTGCCAATGAGCATTTTTAGGCAATTCTTTGCATCGCTACCCGGCGATCAACCCGGACGACCAGCTCATATACAGCGCATCAGCCTGCGCATTCACCACAACGGAAAAATCACTACTGGGTCGTGCCTTTACTGGTTGATAATACCCAGACGTTAGCAGCAATGATTTTACCTGTTGTGTACCCCGTCTTATTAATCACATCACGGGGTCACGATGCGCCAAATTCGGTTATGAGGGGTTGGAAGACCTCACTGACTTATAGGCTGTTACGCCGCCATCAGAACTACATCATCGTTTGCATTTACTTTTTATGGTTCGTTTCTAAAAACCCGCAAAGTCGCACACGAAAACTATCGGAAAAAGCACTGACGAGCGTCGTCACACTGATAGCGGCGTTTCGCTTCTGCTACTCCGAAACTAAACAATGCCGTCTGCCTAATGCTTTTGCCTGATAGTCGCTCTGTTTCGCTGAGCCAGCGGAGTAAGCTCCGGTACCGGATGTTACCCACCACGAGAGGAATGCCTACTCACCCGACATGAGCTTTCGTACCTCAAATCTGGAGCATCTAGCCAGTATCGAACTGGCGACCACTGCTTGGAAGGCAGCTGTGATACCTCTTCACCATAGATGCGAATTCTTAAAAACAAAAAGCCCCGCATTTCTGCAGGGCTTCTTATTCTGACCTCTCAGCCAGTTCGATTGGAGTTCCAGCCCTAAGGCGAAGTGACCAATTCGGCAGTTTTAGTAAGTCAGGCGCTGCCGCATATTCCCTGACTCACCGCTCTTTCGCAATTGCTCCCGAGCTTACATAGAAATATACAGTCTCATTTCTCGTTTTGCAATCAAATTGGAAATATATTTCCAATCAGGCTGCTTTCTGGGTTATTTCTTCCTCCATACTACGCTTAATCCCGTAAAACATTTCTTCTTCCAGTATTTCTTCGCACCAAATCACCCTTTTCCTTGCCGCTTGTACATCACAGCCGGTGTGATAATTAATATCCCTCGCGATGTCTTGCGGGCATTTGCGGTCACAGTACCGTTTAATAGCAACTGAGCGCATCGGACTATCTCGTTTAATTACTTTGTGCATCACTGATTCAACAAAAGCGGCGTCATCTGATTCTTTGGCGAGAGCGATGATGCTGCTTACTGAAGTTCCAGGCATTACGACTTCACGTGATTTCTTGAATAGCTCATCTCCGCGATATCCCTGTTCATGCATGCTTTCGACCACCTGAATGATTCGGTCTGATTGAGTCTGTGACCATTCAGTGCGGATCATCAATCTTCCGATGACATTCACACACCCAGCCGGAGCATCATCGCCGCCTAAATTGCGACCCCAAACGCACAGCAAATAACGCGTCCAGACGCGCTGTGATGGCGTGATAGTTTTACGGCCATTGCACCATACCCTGCGAAGGTCTGATTGCTTCACGACCCACGGGAGAACGTAAATAGCATCTTGCTTTCTCATACCTTCACCTTATTGGCATCTGACCGGTTGATGATTTCGCGACGCTGCTCACGAATACGATTTAGCTTTTGCTCTATCAGCTTTTCTTCTTCAGCTAGCCGGGCTAGTTCGAATCTTTCGTATTGGGTCATGCTGCCTCCCGAATAAGCTGGAAGTCGTTCAGATACAGGCCACCGAAGCTGTAGAGAATTACATCACGGATATTTTCCAGCGTGGCGTAAGGGAAGTAGTTCAGGAAGAACTGAGCGGCCTTGTCAGCTTCCGGTAGAAGCTCAGATGCATTGCGAGGATTGATAACGAAAATGACATCTTGAAAGATTGCCGCTGTTTCACATGGGTAGGTAATTTTCATGCTGCCTGCTCCTGTTGCTTAATCAGTGCTCGGGTTTTCTGCCTGTAGTACGCAGCCAGTTCCTGCAATTCTTCTCGCGTCCATTTCTTTAACGGGTGCGCCCCCATCAATCGGTCAAACGCTTGCTGTCCGATTTTTACTATCAAACGCGGCTTGTACTCGCCGATGTTTCCAGAGAGATGGTGATTGCAGGGCATACACTGCTTATGGCATCCGTCCTCGTCGTAACGTGTTTCCGGCGATGCTTTTACCGTCCGAAAGTGTCCGGCGTGCCACTGTCCGTTATGAAAGCGTCCGCAACTGATGCATGGGTCGGCTGCATCTCTGGTGCGGATGTATTCGTTGAAGGCGGTTTGGGCTTGCTTGTGGAAGTAACTGAGGGGTTTTACTGCGAGCTTACGAATCTTGAGGCTTCGTCGTTCCTGCTGGGTGGTTTCCTTTCGCTGTCGTTCCTGTTGCTGTATGCGCTTCTGTCGGGCTTCGGTTGCTAACTTGGTGATTAGCTCTTCCTTGTGTTCTTCGTTGCACCACCAGTCGTACAGGGTGGCTGGTTTGAACCGTGTTTTGCATATTTTGCAGTTACGGCTTCTGGGTAATTTCATCACTCTCACTCCTCAGTTTCTCAGAAACCTCTACGCCGCCCATTTCGAAGAAGCTCGCGCAATCGTTGCAACAGTGCGTCTCGTCCTCTGCCAATGCCATACCGCAGGCAGCGCAGGGCGTATCCGGTGAATCGCTTCCAGTAGTCATAGCTTTTGTATCCTTCGAATGAGTAGAGGTAATCGAGTTCGCAGTGATTGCAGGAAAGGCCGTGGTAGGTTTGTTCGTTGTAGGTAAGAGGTGCGTGGCAGCGGCAGCAGCGTGGGTTATCAGGCATCGTGTACCTCGGTCGTGAATGCAGTGCATAAACAGCGAGTGGCTTTATCACCTGAGCCGCATGGGCATTTCTGCTTAATGCGATGGATGGGTATCAGTTTTGCCGTCGAGGGTTTCTTTCTGGAGTATCTGCGTACAAGAGCCTGCCAAGGGCTTTCAAAGCAATGTTCATCAGCCATGATATCTCCACATAGGGTTCTGCCAGACGCTGCTTTGCCTTGGCTGATTCTTGAATTCGGGTAACAAAGCAGAGACGTATCAGCCTGTGTAATCGGCTGAGAGCTGCTTTTGCGTTTGAATGTTTTGAGAGGTGTACTTCTTGATGAGGGTGTCGGCTTCGAGAGTGGTCATTACTGTGTCGTATGTGAACCACGTGAGTTTAGCCATGGCCTTTCTCCGCGTCTTTCATCATGAGATAAACGGTAATTGCGGCTCTCAATACATTGTGATGCGTTGCGTAGAGTGAATTATCCGTGCAGGACTTTGCCATTGGATTTTTGAACCCTGACCTGTGGTCGATGTTTATCTTATTTTCCAAAATAATCGGCCATGCGTCGGCTGGGTTGTTGCATGGGTCGAACTTCCTACCGCTGGCATTGTGCATCACCAAGCACAGTACGGACTCTGTGCTTGTAGCCTCCCCAGTTAATTCACCTACCAGTTTATTAATCTCAAAGTCACTCATAGCTGAATAATCTTTCATGATTTCTCTCCATATGAGCCATACCACCAGCCATCAGGTTTCTCAGTGAGTTCGACCACTCGCTTCTTGTCGCGGCGAGGAATGACAACTGAGTGCACGGCTTTTGGGCAGCTGAATGATGTGCCGACTCTGCCAGTTAGCTTGTTCTGCAAGCCTTCACCCGTGCGTACCCGGATAATCTTTTCGTCAAAGTCGATTTCCAACTCTGCTGTGGGATTACTCTTCGAGATGTTTTTGGTGATGATGCATGCGCCGTTCCAATAGATGGATATGTGCCGGAGGTTGTTCGGCTTTATGTTCATCTCTTTTTTGTAGAGGTCTTTCGTTTTGGTGAATGCCATCATGCAGCCCTCTTAATCAGTCGCGACCCAAATGACAGGAGCGCATCCCGATCGATAGTTTTCATCTCGCAGTGAGTGCGAGTCCACGGATGCCAGATAATCAGCATCTGCCCTTTGTTATTTCCAGATGCCGGCTTGCCTGTTTCAGCACTCAGGAACGCAAGCCTGCCGCCTGTGATGAACCTCACTTCGTGGGCAGTAGAAATTGCTTCACGGAACCAGCCTACTGATGTGTCAGCATTGAGAAGCATCACGCAGCCAATGCCGTAATTATGATTTTCCTCAGAGGCTTTCTTAACGAATGGACTTACATCGCTGTATGGCGGGTTTAGCCAAACGTAGCCGGGGATGTTTGGCCTGACCCAGTTCCATGATGTTTCCAGCGTGTTCTGTTCCTCAGTAATGAAGTGGCGGCACAGGGCGTTTGCCGGACTGGCTGCCGCATCAAGGTTGAAGCTGAACTCTGCATTGAGTGCGGAAAATAATTCCGGTGGAGTTCGCCAGCTGTCTTTGTGCTCGGCTGGTGTATTCGATTTATCTGTCATTACGCCACCTGCTTTTGTCTGAGTTCCATGAACTCGCAATTGTTAGGGATGATGATTGGTACGCCTTTGTCCAGGCACCATTGTTCGTGTTGCTCCATCAGGTAGAGCATTCGGCCTTTATCCATCTTGCTGGTCTCTTCCCTCTCTCCGTTTTCATCTCGGCCCAGCCAGTGACCCACGTAGTAATCGTGAACCTCTTCATTGCTAATGGGCCTGCTGAGAACTACGGTGCCTTTACGGCTGCGAATATCCACGACAACGCCACGCGCACGCAGCCAGTCGCCTGTGGTTGCTACCCACATTCGCCATGTTGCGTTCATTGGAATTGTTCTGAGGTCTCTCCATTCGGAGATCTTGATGCGATACCGTTTACCGGTAGAGATTAGTTCGAAGAGTTGTTTAGTGAATTGGCCGAGGGTTGATTTGTGAAGACAGAAGTCATTCACGGGTCACCTCCGATGTTCGGTTGTCTCTCTGATAGGCATAGAGCCTATGGGAGTTGCTTCACAGCGAATGCACCATCGATGCCAGTATGGCTGCCCGGATCGAAACTTATCAGCCTCTTTCCGCTCTCCACACCGATAGCATGATTCCATTTTCTGCATCATTCACTCTCCGGTTTAGGGGCGGCGGCAATTAATTTGTCGATTTCAGCCAGTTCTTCCGTTAAATCGGCGAGGCCTCTTTGCCAGCGAGAACCTGGGATATCGCAATGACTACCGAATGATGCTTTATAGGTCTGAATTTCGCTGTTTTTCACGTCGCGATAATCAGCAAGCATGTCTTTCGGAATAGACACCCAACCATCCTGCTCTGTATGGTCTGGCTGTGGGGTGGTGTAGACCGGCGTGGGATTCTTTATCAGGTCTTTATGGCGAGGCTCATACATAAAGCCCTTCCCGTTTTCCAAATACCCCGCAGGCTCTTGCATTGCCGCTCTACGAAATGCCAGTAGCTCACGATATGCATTAGCAACCGGATTGTTACCGTGTGCCATAAATTCGAGTTCAGAATCTGTGAAACTGTTCTTCGCGTACTGCTCTAAATCGTTATTCATCATCACCCTCGTCTGCTTCTGCTTCATATTCCAGAAACTCATAGTTGTTGCTGATTATTTCGCAACCGGCCATGAAGTAGCCCAGCGCTTCTGCTCGCTCCGTGTCGCTTTTGAACTCTGCCAGCGGGTAGCGTTCGTAAAATTTGTTAATGCATTTTGCTGTATTCATTCCGTCTTTCCCTTAATTCTGACCGTAAGTTGCTGAGCAACTTCTTTTAGCTCCTCAACAGCTTCCTTGAATGTCAGGTTGTAACGCTCGGCGTACTGATAAACCATGTGGTAAACCTCGCGGGTTCTTTCTGGCAGGCCTGCAACAATCATAATGTCTTCCCCTCACACGCACTGCAGCCTTTAGTAAAAAATGAGTGGTATGCGCACCCGCCGAAATTATCTTTAATGCTGAGTATCTTCATTCTGCCTTCCCCTTAATTCTGATTCCGATAGCTTGAAGTGACTGCTCAGTCATCTCGCTGTATTCCTGAACTGACTGCTCATCACCCCACATATCAGGGTCAGGTAGTTCGCACTCGATTTCCGCACGGGATGCAGTCCATGCCGCTTCCCATGCAGTTCTCATATCCAGAACCGAAGCTTTGAAGTGATTAGTCATCTCTTCGTCATCTTCTTCCTGAACTTCGAAAACGTAGCGATAGGTGGTTGGCATTTTTTCTTTCAACCACGTCTCAAATGCTGCCTTAGTGTCCATCACGCCGCCCTCTTCGGTTTGTTGATCTTCCCGCGCATTTCCGTGAAGCCCTTCTTCATCGGGTCAGGTAATGGCTCACCTTTTTTCTTCCACTCGTCTTCCATGTCCCCCATCCAGTCGAGCATCACATCAGCCAGAGTTCGCATGCCATGTCTAACATTCGAGTTCATGCTGGAATTCCTCAGATTTGATGCGGCTCAGATCGACAGAGTCGAGGCCGGAATGCGCATGGCTGAAGTAGTAAGACTTTTCAGCGCCGGGCGCGTGACGTGATTTGGTGCAGATGATTTCAGTGATGCCTTTCAGTTCCGTCTGAGGGTTGTATTTCTCGTCCCGGTAAACCATAAAAATCACATCAGCTTCCTGTTCGATGATGCCTGACTCACGGAGGTCTGAGTTGACCGGGCGCTTGTTGGCGCGCTGTTCCAGATTTCGGTTCAGCTGGGACAATGCGATAACCGGGCACCGCAATTCTTTGGCGAGGTTCTTCAGGCCGGTGGCGATTTCGCCGACTGACTGGTTCATGTTCTCCGGGTTGGTCATGTTCATCTTTTGCAGGTAGTCCACCACGATCACGCCAAGGCCGCCCAGTTGCTTATGCATACGTCGAGCTTCTGCACGCATCTGGTGGATGCTTAGTGATGTTTTATCGTTGATGTGGATAGGCGCGTGCTCTAAATCCTTCAGCGCATCGCTGAGCCTTGCCCATGCTTCATCCTGCCGTCCGGGTCCGGACTCTCCGAGGAGCTGAGATTTATTGATCCGGGCGCGGTGATTGCTGATGCGTTCGGAGATTTGCTCAATAGGCATTTCCAGACTGAAGAACAGGACAGGCTTGTTCTGCGTCAGGGCGACTGATTCAGTAACCGTCGTGCTGAGCATGGTTTTACCGGTGCCTGGTCTGCCGCCGATCACAATCAGGTCGGTGTTATTGAAACCGCCAAAGGCTTTATCGATGTCTGCAAGGCCAAGCATTGTTTTGTACTTCCAAATATCGCCGCTCAACTGAGCATCAATCGCATTCAGTGACATGGTGACACCAGCCATGATGTGCTGAGTTCCAGTTTCCTGAGACGATTCGATATTGCCAATTTCAGTCTGGATAGAGCCGATCACATCTGTCAGCGGGAGAACGCCGGGCGCTGTAAGTTTACTCATGCCTTGACTCAGCACTTCCATTACCCGGCGACCTAAAGAGTTTTTGCGAAGTTCCTCGACATAAGCCGGAAGGTTTCCTGTGCGCGGGGTGTTCTTTTGGCACTCTGCGAGATAACCAAAGCCGCCTGCATTCTCCATTGCGCCGGTCTGTTCAAGGTCAGCGGTCAACGTGATCAGGTCAATCTTCATGCCGCTGGAGTTCAGTCGCTTGAAGGCGCGAAGGATTAGCCGATGACCGGTTGCCGTGAAGTCATGTTCGTTCAGCCCTTCAATCGCGTTCATCGCGAGATCAGCGTAATCGTCACCGGCCGTCATGATGGCTCCGATAACACCTTGCTCGGCGTAAATGTTTACGAAATTGCTCATGCTGTTGTTCCTTTTCGTGACTGATACTCAGCCTTTGCCTGCTCGTACACCGATGCCCATTTCTCAGGCTTCAGAACCCAGTCCAGATTCAGCCAAGGTTTCTCTTCCAACTTCTGGCAGAGCGACGACTGGCGGATCAGGCCGAATATCATTTCCATGTGCTGCACTTCGCGCGGGCTGCCCTTGTTCGTCTTGATGTTCCAGACGCGCTCCAGATGGCGATACGCCGGGCGGGTTTTATTCCACTCGTTCGTTTCTACTGGGCGTTCAGGGAATTTGGTGTTCCAGATGCTGATCAGCTGGTCATGCGGGCAAGGAGAAGGATTGCGGTCAGTACCGTCTTCCCACGTCAGGGCGTCGGACAGATAACTATCGAACCTGGTCATTCGGCAGATGTTTTCAGGCTTAGGCTTGAACTTCCAAACTACGGCTGTCCAGCGGATAACAAGTTTCACTTCATCGACCGTGAAGCACTTGCCCTTAGCCTTGACCGTGGTTAGCGCCTTTTCAAAACAGGCTATGGCAGAGCAACGGCTGGATGTCAGTTCGTTGTAATAATCCAGGCATTCCTGAGCAGCTTCTGAATCTCCCCCTTGGGGGGTAAGGGGGGTGTTTTCTTTTATCTTTAAAGAGTTTCTTTTGTGTGTCTCTAACTTCGAGACTCCATGTGTCTCTATCTTAGAGACACTTTGTGTCTTCAACTTAGAGACACTGTCTCGTTTTTGGAGACTATTCGTGAAATGCCACGCCGAAAGCTCTTTGTTTGGACCAATTCGATTGCCGTCCATCATCAAGCAATGCATTGAAAGCAATTCCTTTTTTGCCTTGTTAACGTTCTGCCTTGAAAGGCCGGTGAGTTCGGCTATCTGGATATCAGCAATCCTGTCCAGCTTCTTCTGAAAGCCGTATGTCTTGCGAATTACGGCAATCATCACCTTTAACTGCCGTGCAGTTAAATCAGCTCCTGCAATGGCCTCTAGCAGCTCGTTAGCGATTCGGGTATATCCGTCATCGGTATCTGCCACTCGTTGCTCCACGACCTCCAGCGGAGGTCTGATTGGTATTACGTTTTCATCGTACGCAAGATTCATGAGGCCTCCGTGCCAGCGCTGCCGATCCCCTTGCGATACTCAGCAATGATTCGGTTGATTTCGTCAGATGTGTCCATGGCGAGAGCGAGATAATCACCATCACCATTTCTTTCGAATTCAGCATCGACCAAAAGCTCAACCAGACGGCGAGCCTTCACGGCGCTGAACAGCGGAATGGCATCAGAGCGCGTGAGCTTCGTTTTGCCAGCGGCTTTGGCCTTCACCATCTGACCGGCTGCGACTGATGAAGCATTCACGCCATGCTCACGTGAGAGAGCCACAGCGGTAGTCGCTGCAACCTCGCCAGACTTCACCATCTCAATCAGGCCATCACCAACTTCCAGCAGTGCGAGGTGATGCTCAACATCAGCAACAGAACGCTTTACCTTCTTGGCGATCTCCGCTGATTCCCATCCTTGGTTACTGAGTCTCTGATAAGCAGCAGCGCGTTCAAGCGGAGCCAGTGGCTTACCCTGAGAGCTGGTGACCATGAAGGCAATGCGATCAGCCTCACTGCCTACAAAGTCTTTGCACTCAAGGCGCGGGATTTCATGCCCGGCTTCAGTAGCCAGCTTGGCACCGTAGTAACGGTGATGGCCGTCGATAATCTTGACGCCCTGCTCTGTAACCTGAACAGCTAGCGGCGGCAGGTATTCACCGTCGATAAACGCATCACGGAATTCTTCGACATGCGCTTGGTCGATATCCCGGACGTTAAAGCCCGGTTCGACATACAGCTCTGACAACGGAACCAGAAACGTTTTCTTTACCGTCGTCTCTGTGCCGTTTTTGTCCTTGGAATTGTAAAACTGAGATAAAGATGCCATGATTACTCCTGTGAATTGATCCAGTTAATTTGCACTGACGCCCTTACAGTTGCTGCTGTTGGGGCGTTTTCATTAGAAGAGCGCAAGAGTGCCAACTGTCTTTTTTGCTCTCGTTTTCTTTTTGGGTTTTTCTGACTTGGTCGCGTGTAATTCACACCAGACCTTTGCGCGGTACAGGCAGTCATCAAACATGGCTCCCTTCTTGCTTGCCTGAGATGAACGCTTGTAGTGATCCACGCCTTCCCATGCCCCCCCCTGAGCGGTTGCCTCCGAGAAGCCAAGCTTTACTAATTCCGTCCTGATGTTCTTTTCGATGAATTCGATGTGATTCATTGGAACCTCTCTTAAGCAGCAAAGCCCTGCTCCCCATCGGTCATGTCCAGTTGCAACTTGGCGAACTCCATAGCCATCGTCATGAGGTAGCGGTACTGGTCAACGGTGACCTTCTTCTCGCCTTCATAGACAAAGTCTCTGATGCCTGCTGCTGCCAGTATTTCCATGTCATCAGCGAGTCGCTCAGTGCGGCGCATGATGGTTGAATCGGGCTTGCTGAGTGATTTGGCGATAGCTGTCTGAGTGACACGCACAATGGCTTGTCGGGCAGATGAAACTAGGTGACGACTGATAAATTCGACTGCGCCGTTTTTGCGTGTTTTTGCAATGTCCATGCGTGATACTTCCGTTGTTGGTTAGTTGTGTGCGTGATCAGTCCGTGGGGGCTGCCACTGTTGTTATTGCTCCTGAGTTCAGAGAGCGGCTGATTTTTAAAGAGCGGTGGTTCTATGCTGCTGTAGCGCGTACCTGCGCGAAAACTAGGTTTTCTTTGGTTACCGGATCGATAGCGGAGAATTCTTTTGTTGCCGCTTCAATCTGCTTCGCCTTACCCGGCGAAGCGCGACGAAATCCATATGCGATTTGATCGAGGTAACCAACTGAGGTATTTGCGAGGATGGCAAGCTTTGACCATTCATCAGAGCTAGCTTCCTTTCTCCATCGGAGCAAATCGTTGTTCATGGTCTTGTCCTCTTGGTTATTTCAAAGGCAAGTTTATCGTTATGATAAATTTACTGCAACCGATATTTATCAATTTGCATATTTATCGCATTGCTAAATAGTGTGAAAATTGGCACATGGAAACTAAAGACATCAGGCGAGCGAATCTTGCAGCCTTACTAAAAGATCACCTCGACAAACACCCTGAATCCACTCGGGCTGAGTTTGCCGTTTTGTGCGGTCTGGTTCCTGCTCAGCTAAGTCAGCTGACCGGAGAAAAATCGTTCAGAAATATTGGCGGGAATTTAGCTAGAAAAATTGAAGCGTCACTCAATCTACCAAATGGTTGGCTTGACACTCTTCAAAGTGAAAGCGCAGAAAAGGCATCTAACGTTTCTTACGTGGGGAAAAAAGAAAGCAAGGGTCAGTACCCGCTCGTGAGTTGGGTAAGCGCTGGGTGCTGGCTTGAGGCGGTTGAACCTTACAGGAAGGACGAGATAGACGTTTGGCCTGAAACGACAGTAGACGCCAGTGATAATTCTTTCTGGTTGCGCGTTAAGGGTGACTCCATGACATCCCCTGTAGGATTCACCGTGCCAGAGGGGATGATTATCCTGGTCGATCCAGAAAGAGAGCCAGTGAGCGGCAAGCTAGTTGTCGCTAAATTAGAAAATGAGAACGAGGCCACCTTCAAGCAGTACATGGTCGATGCTGGTCGCTGCTACCTGAAAGCGCTTAACCCGCATCATCCACCAACGATCGTTAACGGTAACTGCAAGATTATCGGGGTGGTTGTCGATATAAAGTGGGAGCATATCCCATAACAGCTAACCCGAAGCCTGAGTGGTAAGGTCGCAGAGATGCGGCCTTTTATGTGCTGACTATTCCTATAATAGGAAAGAAGCACTAGCGGCAACCACACAACGTGTTAATGTGTACTAAGATTAACCAAATAAATAAATTTGAGTAAAGGTCAGAGGGATCTTGCCGATATAGTGTTTATTAGATATACATATAAACCTACTAAAGCAAGGGACGCTTTCTGACTCCTTACGGCTCACTAAACGCACCTTACTGTGTAAAAAAAAGTCAATTCGATTGAAAAATGAGTTGAACAACCGCATATAAGGAGTATGATTAGTGGCCCCAGAATTACAGCATGAAGCAGTGTATAAAGCAGCTTTCGAAGGATACTACGCTCGGGTGTTGCACATTGTTTATCGCTCTCTTTCGCAAACCAAATTATTTGCAGGAGCCATTGGCATTCTGCAGCAAGAAAACCCAAGCTATAAAGAAAGAGCGAACATCCTAAGTGAAGTCCATTGCGAAATGGATAAAGTAGCGGAAGCTCTTAAGCTTGACTATCAGTCTCACGTACTTGAAGAGTACATAGATTTAATGCATCGAATGGCAGACGCCATCGATACAGGAAATGAAGAAGAGCTAAAAAAAGTCATTTTTCCAATTTTTGAAAGGTTGTAACTTTTTTATTTGAATTATTAATTTAATTTACTCGCAATTCGAAAAAAAATAAAAATAAACTACAAAACGTGCCAAAATTTGTTTTTCTAGCTCTTCATGTTACAGAGATACTGAATCTAAAAAAAAATAATACGTACATTTATAAAAATGACAATCGTAGACACACAAATTATGCTTCGTAATAATTCAGGATAATACATTTTTTTTTACTTTGTACTACCACACAATAAACAATACTTGCCTTCCAGACAAATTTAAAAATCTACCAATTGTAAATATTCAAATACCTTTCTAAAACTCGTTTCATATTTGCAATTTT